TAATGGTCTACAAGTGCGTTACAAAGCATAGCAGTGTACTTTAACACAGTAACCTTATTGGATAGTTCAGTCATTTTTAAACTCAACTTGCTCAACTGCTACAACTTCACGAGTCTTATCAAAATGAGCATCAGCAATTGCCACTGCTTCATCATATGATTTTGTGAACTTGCATGGTTGCGTGAAAACAATAAACATAGTAAATGAATTGTGAACTCTTATAGTATAACCACAAAGAGGGGGTTATGTACTATTTGGTGGACACTTTGATTAGTGGCACACACAGACCCTTCTAGGGGTCTCTCTGTGCTATTAATAAACATCTAACTCCTGTGGGAGATATTCTTCAGCATCATACAATAACTCATTGGATGCTGATCTAATAATTGATTCTCTGTAATTTGGATCGTCAAAGACATCCAATACAGTATTACCTTCATAATCGTTCATGTTAAAAATCGTGTGAATGGTTTCCAGTTAGTAGTTCAATTTCATCAAATCTTATGTTAGGTACTACTACCCTAACTTCTCTTCTCCTCTCACTTGAGTTGGGATTGTGTATCTTAATGGTAACACAATCTTCACAACTAAATGCTATCTCTCCTATGTCATCTCTGTATTTAACTTTCAGACCTACGGGCAACATACTGCTTTGCATTAACTCTTTTGATTTCTGTGACGGTTGCTTCAGGGTAGAGTCTTGAGACAATGAATCTGGCATGGTCGTCTGTATCTGCTATTATGTAGGTATCAACAGATATATTACCATATCCTATCGGTTCCCAGTCATAATCTTGCAATAATGTTACAACGAAACAGTTACCTTTTTCTACATGATAATGTAGATCATGTATCATATCAGACTTAACAGTCGTAGCATTTGTTGTGCTGGTCATTGACTTGTTGATTTAATGATGTAATAGTTTGAAGCATCACAGACTCTTTCTTCTTAAGTCTCTCTACTTGAAATTGTAGATCAGCAATAAGATCTTGGTATTCTGTGATTAGTGCTTGTTCAGTAGAAGACATAATTGCCTACTAATTGAATGGACAAGATATATGTATAACTACATAAATTCTGCCATATAATAGTCAACTGTCACTTCTTTCTCTGCTGCGAGATCTTCAATTGCTAGTTCAAAACAATCATCAATTGATAGTTTACTCTTATCACTCTCTGATAGATTGTCTTTGTCAATTTCTCTTGCCATGATGGAAAATAGTTTGTTGAGGTGTTCATCAGTAACATTAATCATTATCATCCTCCTCTACATCTTCACCTATCTTAATGGTATCAAGTGAGCGTAAGGCATACATCATTTGTTTGATGTCTCTTACTCTATAACTCAATGACTCTTGATCTTGTATTCTAGTCCTTGCGAGTTGAGATGTATCTCCTAACTCTAGGTTGATAATCTCATCAGTGTAGAGATGAATCATTTCAAGTTTCATAGTTTACCTTTTAGATTAAGAAAGTCACCTTGACGTTTGAATCCCCATTTGTCATAC